CCACGACATGGCGACCGAAGTCGGCGAAGACGCAGTGATGTAGGGTTCGCAGCCAGAGCGCGACCCGCCAGTCCCGCGCTCTGGCTGCGAGGCGGTCCGTCCTGAGGTCTCTCCGCCGATGGAAAGGCGCAAGTGGGAGTGATGCCCCAGCCGCCGAATTCGCAAGAGAAGCAAAATGGCATTAAAGTGGGATGAGCAACGCAAGACCCGGTTGCGTGAATTGTGGGCAGGAGGCGCGACGATGGATGAGATTGCACGCATCTTCGGTCTTGGTGTTACGCGGGGCTCAATCGCAGGGGCCCTCAGCCGCTACGGCCTGAAACGCGACCCCAAGCCGAAGCGCCCCGCTCCGCCGCCGCGCGCTCCCCGCCCCCAGCGCGCTCCCTATCGCGAGCCGCCGCCCATCGAGGCCCTGCACTTGGCTCCGCCCGCGCCGAAGGCCGAAACCACAGGACCGAGCGGAAGGATATGGACGACGCGCCAGAAGGGAGAATGCAACTGGCCCTTGGGCGAGCCGAATGCCGACATGCACTATTGCTGCCGCCCTTCTGCTCCGGGCGGACAGGACGCCTACTGCCCCGCCCACCGCCGCAAGGCCTACTACCCACAGAAGAAGGCCTCATGATCATCGCCGGAGCCGGAATGGCAGGCCTGCTGGCCGCGAACATGCTTGGGCCTCTCAAGCCCTTGGTTTTGGAGACCCAAGACAGCCTCCCCAACAACCACAGCGCCGTCTTGCGCTTCCGCACTTCTGTGGTCGGAGACACGCTCGGCATCCCGTTCAAGCGCGTCTCCATGATCAAGGATTCCGCGCCTTGGCGCAACCCGGTCGCCGACGCCTTGGCCTACAGCCACAAGAACACAGGCCTGCGCCGCTCGGACCGCAGCATCACTGCGGGCCTAGTGGCGCAGGACCGCTACATCGCCCCGAGCGACCTGCTCGCCCGGATGGCAGAACGCGCGACCATTCAATATTCGACACCTTGCGATTTTGCCTCCGGTCCGATCATCAGCACCATTCCGATGCCTGCCTTGATGCGCGCCCTCAACTACCCGGACCAGCCGACCTTCAGTTGCCGGCCCGCAACCAACATCAAGGCTGGCGTTCCGGACTGCGACGCCTATGTCTCCCTGATGGTGCCGGACCCCAAGAAGCCCTTCTCCCGCATCTCCCTGACTGGCGACGAACTGGTGATCGAGTGCCCCGGCATAGAAGAAATGGACGGATGGACAGCGATCGAAATCGCAGAGGAGGCGGCCAGTCTCCTTGGCCTGTCGCAGCTGAAGGACATCTCGTGGCAAAATTCAACCTACGCCAAGATTCTGCCAATCGACGATCATCAGCGACGCGAATTCATGCACTGGGCGACCGACAAACACAATGTGTTCTCGCTCGGTCGCTTCGCCACCTGGAGGCCGGGCCTTTTGCTTGATGATCTCGTTCAAGACATCCGCATGATCGCGGGCTGGCTCAACAACCGCTACAACATCAGGAGAAGTCGGTGAAATCAATCAACATCGCGGCCTCGCCGCACAGATCGCTGAACGAAGCGGTCTTCAGCGAGACCAAGCGCCTGATCCGCTGTGCGGGGTCCGATCTGGCAGAAGTCGCCCGCAAGGCGCAGGTCGGCCCCTCGACCCTCACCAATACGACAAGAACCGCGTGGAATGGAAGTTCCAGGTCGGCCTCAATTTCATCGCGGGCGTCAAGGAGGCCAATCTTTGCCTGCTGACCCAACTCATCAAGGAGCCTTAGGCTGATGCCGACCGTCACCCTCCTGAGCTACACCGGCCACGGCCACTCGGACCCGCTCTACGCCGGGCGGCTGCTGGCCTATACAAAGGCCACGCGGCTGAACATGACACCAGCAGGCTTCTCTGAATTCATGGAGAAGCCTGAGGCTGAAATCCTTCAGGAGCTGGAATACATGGCCGGCACCATCCCGAGTTCCTGGGAGTTTGCCGATCTGACCTTCGCCGTGAACGGCATCAGCCGCGCAACTGCGCAGCAGGCCACCAGGACGCGGACGGCAACCTTCGCGATGCAGTCCCAGCGCGTCACCAACATGGCCGACGTGACTTGGGACGTTCCGCCCACGGTCGACCCAGTCACATTCAACCGCCGAATGGCCTTGGCCATCGACTTCTACAATCAAGAAGTCGCCGCAGGCGCATCGCTGGAAGACGCACGCGACCTGTTGCCCATCGGTGCCCACTGCAATCTGATCGCCAAGTACAATCTTCGAGGGCTGGTCGATCTCGTGCGCGCACGCGACTCCCTGCGGGTGCAGGGGCCGTATGCCGACGTGGTCCGGCAGATGCGCGCCCTGACCCAGGAAATCTGGCCCTGGACCGCGACGTTCTTCGAGCCCAAACACGCCAAGGCGGTCCGCATGATCGAAGCGGTCGCCACAGAGCTCAAGGAACAGGGCGCGGTCTACAAAGGCCCGGCGGGCATTCTCGCCAAGGCAGCAGACCTGTTGAAGTCATGAAGAACCACGTCCTGGTCGACATCGACGACACCCTCAGCCGCGCGGCGTGGCGCACAGACTTCATCGCCAGCGCGGGCTGGGACGCTTTCCATGCCAAGGGCGTCAATGACGAACCGGCCCTGGAGTTGCTGGCCTTCATCAGCGCCTACAATCTGATGAACTTCAAGATCGTCCTGATCACCGGCAGGCCGGACCGCTTCCGGCCCTCGACCCTTGGCTGGCTACTCAGACACAACGTCCCGGTCCATCACCTGCTGATGCGTCCGGACAAGGACTTCCGCCCGACGCCGGAAATGAAGCTGGCCCTGGCGACCGAGCACTTCGGCTCGCTGGACGCCCTGAAAGCTGCCTGCGCGCTCTACATCGACGACCACGACGGCAATATCGCGGCCTTCGCAGGCCTCGGAATTACCACGCTCCAAGTCAGGCTCGCTCAATGACCAAAGCCCACGAAATCCTGACTGCCGCCGCCGAGACAAACAAGCAGCGCGATGCGCTCTATGGCGGCAACTACCTGCGCGTCGGTGCGGTTCTGCATGCCATGTTTCCTGGTGGGGTCAGACTGAAGTCGGCTGAAGACTTCAACCGCTTCCGGCTGCTGTTGATGTGCGTCGACAAGTTGTGCCGCTACGCCGGGCGGTGGCCGGATGGGCACGAAGATTCCCTTTTGGACCTTTCGGTCTATGCCGCCATGCTTTCAGCCACGGACAAGCTCTATGAAGATTGATATCGGCCCGAATCACGTGCTGGTCGAGGGCCAATTCGCCTACCGGCCACCGACCATCTCTCCTTCTGAATGGACCGATTGGTGGGTCGCGGCCCGGCAGATCGACGAGGCCGACGGCACCATCGCAGAGATGGAGCATGCGCTGGACGCCGCTGAAGACGCCCTAGCGCAAAAGGGCGCTCTGATCGAGGAACTTGAGCTGAAGGTCGCGCGGCTGGAAGCCAAGATCGCGGCGGCGCGCGAGGCGTTGAAGTGATCTTTCGCAGCATCGAAATCGACATGGACAAGGTCACCTTTGTGGAGGCCTCCGGCACCAGGCCGCAATCGATCTTGCGGCCTAAGAGTTGTGGGAGGGCCGAATGGATGGCCTTCTGGGAATGGGCCTTTCCACGCGAAAGGCCTGGGGATGAAATCCGCAGGATTTATAACGCCGGATGATCGCCCTCCTGTTCGACACGGAAACGACCGGACTGATTGACAGTCACCTTATCCCGTTGAAGCGCCAGCCGCACGTCATTGAGTTCTATGGCTGTGTCGCTGATTTGGCGACGGGCGAGGTCCAGCAAGAGTTGGACCTCTTGATCAAGCCCCCTGTGCCGGTCAGTGCCGAGATCACGAGAATTACCGGGCTGGACGACGCGAGCCTGAAGGATGCCCCTGCATTCTTCGAGGCCGCGTCGTCAATCTTTTCCATGGTCGAGTCCGCCCCCCTCGTCCTGGCTCACAATCTCAGCTTCGACCGCGAGATGCTGGACCTGGAGGCCGATCGCCTGAGCCGCAAGATCGCGTGGCCACGCCTGCTTTGCACGGTGGAGGCAACTGTCCACATCAAGGGCTTCCGCCTGAACCTGACCGGCCTCCACGAACATCTGTTCGGCGAAGGCTTCCCCGCCGCCCACCGAGCCAAGAACGACGTCATGGCCATGCTGCGTTGCGCAGTCGAGCTCCATCGCCTGGGAGAGATTTGATGCCCGCCCGCCTTTTGGTAAGCTTCTCTGGAGGAGAAACCTCGGGTTATATGACAAAATGGATTCTTGACGAACTTTCCTATGCTTTCGACGAGATCGCGGTCGTGTTCGCGAATACCGGAGAAGAAGACGAAGAGACCTTGAGATTTGTTCACAACTGCGATCGGCATTTTTCATTCAACACAGTCTGGATCGAAGGCGTTCAGTTCCTTGGAGAGCGTCGGGCTGCCGGCCACAAGGTCGTCACATTTGAAACAGCCGCCCGAAAGGGAGAGCCATTCGAAGCTGCCATAAGGAAATATGGAATCCCGAACCAGAAATTCAAAGACTGCACTCGCGCCCTTAAGCGCAAACCCATTGAGTCTTGGGCAAGAGAAGCAGGCTGGGGCACAGATCACTTGATCGCAATTGGCATTCGAGCAGACGAGATGGACCGAATCAGCTCCGACGCGGAGAAGCGGCGGATAATATACCCATTCGCAAAAGGCTTCCCGAGGACGAAGCCGCAAGTAAACAGCTGGTGGGCAAAGCAACCATTCAGGTTGAACTTGAAAGGCTATCAAGGAAACTGCAAGTGGTGCTGGAAGAAAAGCGACCGTAAGTTATTGACCATAATAGGTGAGAACCCAAGCTACTTTGATTTTCCGAGAAGGATGGAGAAAGAGTACGGGAAGGTCGGGCCAGAGTTTCGGCATGATCCAGCGACCCGCCATACGCCGCTTTCGCCTGACTATCAGCGCAAGTTCTTTAGAGGCAGCCGATCGACCGGAGACCTTTTCGCCCTTTACGAACAGAAAAAGGGCAAATTCCCTCTTGCTTGCGACGACCACCTTATTTTCGATGAAGAGCTTGACGTCGGCAGCGGCTGCGAAGAAAGCTGCGAGGTCTACGGCGAAGACGACAGCGACGTTGAAGAATGAGAACGCGGACAGGCTACAGCTTCTCATCGGCCACCGGCCACCTTCCGGAGACCATGGACGCCGTCAAGGCCCTGGGCTGGGGCACCGCACCCATCAGCGACCGCATGAGCACCTTCGGATTTGTGCGCTGGACGAAATTGGCCAAGAAAGCTGGCCTGCGGCCCATCTATGGTGTCGAAATCCCCTGTGTGCCAGAACTCGGCCTGAAGAAGCCGCCGATCGATCATTGGACCTTTTTCGCCATCGACAGCCTGCGCCCGCTTCACGACCTGATCTACACCGCCACCGACAACCCCGGCAAGGAACCGAGCCTCCTCTACGCCCAAGCGCTGGCCGCTGACGGCGTTTTCGTGGTGGCAGGCGAGCGTCTGCTGGTCGACCGCCTGCCGCCCTCCCTGCACCACCACTTCAGCCTTGCGCTCTCTCCATCTACGCCCAGGGGGCTTGTGAAGAGGGCGCAGGCAGCCGGCATCCCTTTCCTCGCCAGCAGCGACAACTACTACACCCGGCCCGAAGACCTGGAGTTCTACCGCCTCGCCCTGGGCTGGCGCGGAGGCACCCAGACCTACCCGCGACATATCATGTCCGACCCGGAGTTGCATCGGTGGTTGATCGATGCAGGCTTCATTCCGAACCTTGTCGACGCCTCCTTCGCCCGTCGTGACGCCGTGATGGCCCAATGCCAGACGACAATGAAGAAGGCCAAGTTGCTGAGTCCGGAAAAGCCTCAGTCGTTGCGGGCCATGTGTGAGGATGGGGCGCGGGAGAGGGCTATCGATCTAACCGATCCAGTCTACGCTGAACGGCTAGATCGCGAGCTCTCGGTAATCGCCGAGAAGGAATTTGAGGACTATTTCTACATCCTCAGCGACCTGCTGTCTTTCGCCCGCGAGCGAATGGTCGTCGGTCCGGCGCGCGGCTCCTCCTGCGGCTCGCTGGTTTGCTATTTGATCGGCATCACCGCTGTCGATCCGCTGCCTTATGGACTCATATTCGAGCGCTTTCTGGACCAGAACCGCATCGATCCGCCCGACATCGACTCTGATTTCAGCGACACAAAGCGCCATCTGGTTTTTGAGTATGCAGAACAGAAGTACGGCAAGGAGCGCGTCGCGCGCCTGGGCACTGTCGGCATGTTCAAGGCCCGTTCTGCCTTGAACCAGGCGGGCAAGGTCCTAGGCATCCCCTCCTGGCGCACTGACAAGCTGGCTGACTCAATCATCGAGCGTTCATCCGGCGACAGCCGCGTGATGAACTCGCTTGAAGACACGCTGAATGAAACCGACGCCGGCAAGGCAATCTTGCGCGAGTATCCCGAGATCGCGACAGCCGCGCGGCTAGAGGGCCACCCTTCCGTTTCCAGCCAGCACGCGGCAGGCCTGTTGCTGACGGACGAACCAATCGCAGAGTTCGTGGCCATGAACGCCCGCACGCGCGCAGCTTGGTGCGACAAAAAGGACTCCGAGGAGCTCAACCTTCTGAAGGTGGACGCATTGGGCCTGACCCAACTGTCCATCTTCGAGCGAACGCTGGAGTTGATCGGAGAGAAGCCACATTCGGCTTTCTTTGACCGAATCCCGCTGGACGACCCTGCTGCCTTCGACGTTCTCAACCGTGGTCAATTCAGCGGCATCTTCCAATTCACCGGCACTGCCCTGCGCGCGTTGGCCAATCAAATCACATTTGAGCGCCTGGACGACGTGGTCGCCATGACGGCTCTTGCCCGCCCTGGCCCTCTGGCATCGGGCGGCGCGATGGCGTGGATCAAGCGCCGCAATGGCGAAACGCCGCCTGAGACCATGCACCCGCTCTTGGCCGAGTTGACCAAAGAGACCTATGGCGTCGTGGTCTATCAAGAGACCGTCATGCGCATCACGCGTGAGCTCGGCAACTTCTCATGGGCCGATACAGCTGCCATCCGCAAGCTAATGAGCAACCGGTCAGGGGATGAAGCCTTTGGCCGCTTCGAGGCTTCTTTCCTCGAAGGAGCCAAACAAAACGGCATGTCGCCCGAAGCGGCGGCAGAGGTCTGGTCTCAGATCGACACCATGGGGAGCTGGGCTTTCAACAAGAGCCATGCCGTGGCCTACGGCATCGTCAGCTACTGGTGCTGCTGGCTGAAGGCCCATCACCCTCTGGCGTTTGCCGCCGCCACGCTGGACGCCGAAGCGGACGCAAACAAGCAACTCGCGCTCTTGCGCGAGTTGGCAACCGAAGGCACGGCATATGTGCCGGTCGACCCTGAGTTCTCCGTCGACCGCTGGTCGATTGCCGAGCGAGACGGTCGCAAGATTCTGGTCGGTCCCCTGACCGCAATCAAGGGCGTCGGCCCCGCGAAGGTCAACGAGATAATGTCAGCAAGGCGCGAAGGCGCGGCGCTCCGGCCCGCCTTGCTGAAACAACTGACCAACGCCAAAACCTCGATTGACTCCCTGACCCCGATCGCCGATGCGGTGCGGCGGCTTCATCCGGACCTGACCAAGGTCAACATCTTCAGCGAGCCCCGCGCGGTCATCAACGTCCAGCCGGGCGTGCGGGGCGAGGTGATGGTGTTCGCGCGCATAACCAAAGTGTCACCCCGTAACGAGAATGAAGCAGTCAACGTCGCCAAGCGCAATGGCCTGCTGCTGACCGGCCCGACGCAGTCGCTTAACCTCTTCGTCGGGGACGACACAGACGAAATCTTCGTCAAGGTCGATCGTTTCAACTACGAGCGCCTTGGCCGAAAAATCGTTGAGGAAGGCAAGGCGGGACGCACTCTGCTGGCAATCAAGGGCGTCTGCCCGCCGGACTTCAGGATGATCAAGGCGCAACAGATTCGCTGGCTGGGAGACATCAATGATTGACGGTGGTCTGCGCGGGCTGTTCAGCAAGCATCTTGTCGGGTGGCACTGCCAGGCGATAGAGACCGGCGGCACCGGCCTGGGCATTCCGGATCTGAATTACTGCCGCTCCGGCGTCGAGGGCTGGATCGAGATGAAACAGACCGAGGCTCTGGCGGTCGACATCAGCCCCAATCAGGTCGCCTGGGCCGAGCGCCGGTTGCGCGCTGGCGGGCGCGTCTTCCTGGCTGTGCGCCGAACGACTACCGCCGGGCCGCGCAAAGGCCCGGCGACCGACGCCCTGTTGCTCTTCCCTGGCGCAGTCATGCGCGCAATCCATTTGGGCGGGATCATGGCTGCAGAGCCGCTTTTGCGCTGCGAGGGCCCGCCATCTAAGTGGGATTGGCAGGCAGTAATGGGCTACCTACTTGCCGACCAAAAATAATTGTTTTCTTTTTTGTTTGAGATCAGGCATCTTTCTTTTGCCGGCGCGAGGCCGGTAGCCCTTGGAGGATTCTGAGATGCAAGCCCCCGCCTTCTTCGTTGTCGAGCATCGGTCGATCCACTGCCAAATCACCGACGCCACCATCGGCTCCAGCCTCCGCACCGTGGATGGTTGCAGGACGCTCTCTCACGCCCTGGCCAGCGCCCGCCGCCGCGCTCACATCGAATACACCAACTTCGGCGACGGATACTTCGACGTCCGCGCCCGCAACGAATTCGGTCGCCTCGTCCCTGTCCGCACCGCCCCGGTCGAGGCCGACNGCGACGACATGCCTTTCTGATCGGAAGCCACCACCCATCGCCCATCGCCCGGCAGCCAAATCGGCTGGCCGGGCTGAGGCGTCAGAGACCCTGCATCAAGGAGAATCCATCATGATCGACTTCAACAATGTCCCCACCGCGACCCTGGTCGCCGCCCACAACGCCTGCGCCGAACTGCTCGGTTCCAAGCCGGTCAACAAGTTCGCCGACCGGCCGACGGCCGAGAAGCGCACGCGCTTCCTTCTGTCGCAAGTCGAACCCGACAAGCGCCCTGCGCCGTTTAACTACGAGGTGACGCGCGCTCGGCAGACTCCGGAGTTGCTCGCCAAAGAAGCGCCTCCTTCGGAAGCCGCCCCTTTGGCGGCGATCGCCTTCGCCACGCAACGGGAAGGGTCCAAGCGCAAGCAGCTGACCGACTTCCTGCTGCTCCGCCTGAACCAGCACGTCCCGGAGGAGGAACTCCTCAAGGCCCTCTACGGCCCCGCCGCGCAAGACATGCGCGGGGCGCTGGCGATGGTCCTCAAAGGCGTGAAGATCGACATCGACCGCAACAAGCAACCGGCACGCCTGGAGCGCAAGCGCGTCGACAAGGTGACCTATTTCGGGTTGTTCAGCAATGGGTAGAGCATGAAGTATTCTGACCGAGAACTGCGCCTATTGGCCCTGCTCCCTCTGAATGGGGGCAGGGTCAGCAGCCGTGAGCTGCTGACGCAATATTATGGCGCCCAGCCGCCGCTCAACGCCCGCGCAATCCTCACCAACCGCCTGCGCGGCCTAGCAGCCAAGGCCGAATTCGCCAACGAGCCTTGGCGCATATGCAAAGGCCCGCGCGCAGGCCCCAAGCCGATCGACTACTGGAGGGAGGCGCGGTGACCTACACCCCGCCCTACAAGCCCTACGCCAAGCAGCAGGAAGCCCTGGACAAGATGGATGGCCAGGAGGCCTTCGCCTTGTTTATGGCGATGCGCACCGGCAAGACAAAAACATTGCTCGACGACTTCGGCCGCATGGAGCTCCGGGGCGACGCAAAGAACCTTTTCGTCATTGCGCCCGGCGGCGTCTACAAAACCTGGGTCGGAGCCTGCCAGGAACATCTTTCGGCTGACTTGCGGCAACGAGCAATCATAGGCCTCTGGGAATCTGGCTCCGGCGCGACCAAGCGCCGGGACTTCCGCGAATTCATGAATGAGACGGGGCGTCCGCGCATCCTGCTTATGAACGTGGAAGCTTTGAGCTCGGTCAAGGACGCCCGCGACGCCGCTATCGCCTTTTCTGGCGCCGCTGCCTGTGACACGGCAATTGACGAATCGACCATCATCAAAAACCCAGCCAGTGCCCGAACCAAATTCATCAACCAGAAGCTCGCCCCTCTGGCGAAGTACCGCCGCATCCTGTGTGGCCTACCAACGCCGCGCGACCCCCTGGACATCTATGCCCAGATGGAGTTCCTCAACTGGCGCATCCTCGGCCACCGTTCATTTTATTCCTTCCGTGCGCGCTATGCTGTGATGTGGCAGGCCAACTTCAATGGGTGGCAGGCCAACTTCAATGGCCGGTCCATCCCGGTGGTGAAGGGCTACCGGGATTTGGACGACCTTCAGGCCCGGCTTGAGCCCTACAGCTACCGCTGCCTGCTGGAAGACTGCTATGACGTTCCGCCGAAGGTCTATGTGCGGAGGGAAGTGGCCCTGACGCCGGAACAGAAACGTATCTATTCAGAGATGCGCGACTTCGCCACCGCAAAGCTGGCAGCCGAGAGCTATGTCACAGCGACAGTCGTGATCGCCCAGATGTCGCGACTTCATCAAATCCTATGTGGTCACACGACCGATGAAGAGGGCCGGTTTCAGGAGATTCCTGAAAACCGGACCTCTTCACTCCTCGAACTTCTGGCGGAGTTCGATGGCAAGGCGATCATCTGGTGCGCCTATGGCTACGACGTCGAAAAGGTCGCGGCGGCTCTCCGCAAAGAATACGGCGACGACTCAGTCGCTTGCTTCTGGGGCGGAAACGCAAAAACCCGCGAAGGCGATGAGACTCGGTTCAAGGGCGACCCCGCCTGCCGCTGGATGGTCGCCACCGCTGCTGCGGGCGGTCGCGGCAGGACCTGGCTGGGCGCTTCGCTGATCGTCTACTACTCAAACACAGAAGACTTGGAGCACCGCAGCCAGAGCGAGGAGCGCGCCCAGGGCGTCGGCAAGACGGACTTTGTCACCTACGTCGACCTTGTCGCTCCGGGAACGGTCGACGATCGGCGAATATTCGCCTTGCGCAACAAGATCGACCTCGCCGCGACAGTGACAGGCGACAACTACAAAGAGTGGCTGATCTGAAAATTCCTGTTTTCTTTTTCTAATTTGTGGCCGATAAAGGGTCGTCGGCGAGAGGCCGATGGACCTCAGAGGATTCTGAAATGATCTACGTCCTTTTAGATGATGCCGGCGAAGTCTGTAGCCTGACCTTCGACGCCAAAGAAGCGCACCAGCACGGGGCCTACGAAACCCGGAACGACTGGGCGACCTTCGCGCAGGCCCAGGCACGGGCCGATGAGCTCAATGCGATGGACTGCTCCGACGTTGAATTCATCGCCACTGACGCCGGTGAGTGGGTCTCTTCGCGCTACGACGTGATCGTCCTGCCGGCAGTCGGCGACGACGTCAGCTACGGCTTCAACGGCGACTGCTATCCCTGCGGCCAGATCGCGTCGATCAGCGCCTCAAAGCGCGTGGTCCGCACCAACACCGGCAAGACCTTCTACCGCCGCCGGCAGACCGGCTCCTGGGTGATGAGCGGGACCTGGTCTCTGGTCCGTGGCCATCACCGCAGCCTTAACCCGGAGTTTTGAGCGATGATCGTGGTCGTCGGCATCTTCCTGGCCATCACCATCCTCGCGCTCACATTCGCATTCGCGATCGCACGGCTCGTGCTTGCGATCGTCGTCCTCATCTACCGGCTAGCGCTGCTGGCTTTCCCCATCAAGGAGCAGAAATGATCTCTTTTCAGAACGACGGCCTGATCCCGCTGGAGGCCATCACTACGATGGGCGTGTCGGTGAAGGAAACCGAAGCCCCGATCGGCTTCTTTAGTACGGGCCTGAAGTACGCCATCGCCGGGCTGCTGCGGGCGCTGGGCGCGGGCGACGTCAACGCCCCGACCCCCGAACTGACGGACTTCTGATGCGCAGCGCCATCTGGAAATACGCCCTCGACAACGGCCTCGCCGTCCATCGCATTCTGGCTCCTAAGGGCGCGGAGCCTTTGTCGGTCCAGGCCCAGTACCGGGAGCCGCAGCTGTGGATGCTGGTCGATATCGACCAGCCCACCGGCTATTACCGCCTGACTGTCGTCGGGACGGGACACACACTCGACCCCGCCGAGATCGGCAAATACGTCGGCACCTGGATCGACGGCCCGTATTTCTGGCACGCATTCCACAAGGAAGAAGACCAATGACCAATAACGACCTCCCTCCGCCCTTCGTCGTCTACTGCGACATCTCGGGCCGCAGGCAGCGCGTCGGCGCGGCCCACACCTTGGTCGAGGCCCAGGCAATGGTGGTGGCGGAGCAACGCGCCGCCCGCCACCTATCCGGCCAGGACGACGCCCGGACATTCCACGTCTACCAAGCCTCCTGGAAGGAAGTCCTGTGACCGCCGAAACCTTGAACCGCGCCTGTTCCGCCCGCCCCGTTGCCCCGACAGAAGCGGAGGTTTTGGAGGCGGTGGATCGTCTCAGTGCAATTGGTGAGCCCATCATCTTTCGACGTATCATGCAAAATAAGATGGTTGGCTACACCGTCGATGCAGCCAAAGAAATCGCCTGCGCCGCCATCGCCGCCCTCAAGACGAAGGAGTTGAAGGGATGAGCAGTTTCCTTCAAGGCGGGGAAGCGTTCCTGGCCGCTATCGGCGCGATTGCCCTCCTGGGTTTGGCTATTTTTTTGTTCAACTGGCATGGCGCATCAGTTGGGATGCCGCTGTCGAACGCTACTACCAACGCAAGAGGACCGCGCCATGACTGAAGACCTGAAGCCGGGGGATTTGGTGGCGTTCCAAAAAGCATGGGCGGACTACACGCGAAACCCCACTACCGTGAACGCCAG